GGGCGTGGTGGCAAATCGGGCGCGGTTTTCGAAGGGTGTTGTCCCACACGGGACATCCGCCAAGCCTGAGCCGGACCTTGCGTCCGGCATGCAGCGCCCCTTGGCGGGAGCGGCCGCAGTTTAGCGCTGTGGCTCGACTCTAGGTTTGAGAAACCCTGAATAAGCCGGGATTGAGCGAAACGAGACGGGAAAAAACGGGCTGAAAAGTGTCAACCACGCGGGTTTCCGGCTTAAACACAGCGCGATTGGTCTATCTGCGCGCTGCCATCGCCTAGAAATGCAAAACGGCCCCGATTGGGGCCGTTTCGTCATTAGGTCTGCAAGTTGGGGTCGAGGCGCGCCGGACCTTTAAAGGGCTTCAACGGCGGCTACAAGCGGCGCTCGAACAGCTCCTCCGGATTCTCGCCGCTGTGGATCATGGAAACGGCCGTTTCCAGGTGCAGGGCCAAGATGTAGAGCTCGTCGTCGTCCAGTTCACGGGTGCCGCTCACCGCCCAGTCGTGGAGCAGCTGCGACCGCAGCCAGTCCAGGCCGTACGCCTCGCAGAGGTACGCGATGCGCCGCCGAACGCGGCTCCGCACCGGCCTCCCGGCCTCGTCGAGCAGGTACGCGTTCTCGCCGCGCCGCGTCCGTCCTGACGCTGGGCTAGCTGCTGGCCTTGCGACTGGCTTCAGCAGCGCTTGCAGGCGCTGCAGCCGATCCCTGTGAACTTCCTGTACCACCCGCAACCCTCCTGCTGCTGGCCTGCCGGCCGGCGATGGACACGATCTGCGCTTCCGGCAGGCCTTCCAAGACCAGATCGTGGATCAGGCTGACGATCTCGGCGTAGTCGGGCGGCGTTGTGCGCCCGAGCAGCTGGTCGGCGAGCCCGACGGCCATCCTCAGAACGTCGAGATTCATGGTGTGAGACACACCGGCCTCGACCGAGCCCGACGGCTGCAAACCCTTGTCAAACGTGGCTCCCAGCCGTTCCGGGCCCTCGCCGGTGAGCAGCCAGTTGGCGTTCCAGCCCTCGCGCGCGATTGGTGCAAGAGCCGAAGCATCCGGCACGCGCAATCCACGTTCGTAGTTCTGATACGTGGGAAGCGCTACACCCATGAGCTTTGCGAAGTCCCGCTGCGTCCTAGACCCGCGCGCCAATCTCAAGCGCCCTTCGAGCGACAACCCGCGCAGATCGAGCAAGTCGGTCATGGCGAAAGCGCCGCGTTAAGTGCCGCACGAAGTGCCGCAGCTGCGATGGGCGCGGCGCTTCGGCTAACCCGCTGATCGACAAAGGGTTCTCGGGCGCTAGGTGCTGAAGAACATACGAGCGAAAGCGCCGCATTACGCAGCGATGTATTGGCCGCTTGACATGCCATACGTTCGTATGTGTAGATATGCCCCAGAAACCAACCCCGACAAAACCACTTCATGAAGAACTCCGAAGCCAAAACCAAACAGACCGCCGGTACGCAGAAGGACTGGCACTGGAAGGACGTGCTGGTCGCGCTGAACAAGAAGGGCTACAGCCTTCGCCAGATCGGCATGGCGGAGGGCTACCCGGACGGCAACGCGCTGGGCCTCGCCGCGCGCCGCCCGTTCCCGAAGGCCGAGGGGATCGTCGCCAAGTACTTGGGCGTCGCGCCCCAGGCCATCTGGCCCAGCCGGTACACCGCCGACGGCGTGCCGAACCGCCGCCGCGGCCCCCGGCCGATGTGGCCGGGTGACCAAAAGAATAGGGCAATAGAAACCCGTGGCAATCCGCAAGCGCGGAAGGCGGGTTGAACATGGCCGGTCTCTACGCCCGCGCCCTCAGCGCCCTCCGCTCGCTCGCCCGCCGCCTGCTGAACTGCGACTGCGCGAAGCCGCTTCAGGCGGCTGAACTGTCCGCCCTACGGCGCGCACACGAACGCTGCAAGGCCGACCTCGACGGCTCTCCCGTGCAAAGCCCAGCGCCGCGCCCGGAATGGGCGCCGCTGGCCGAGGCGGCCGATGAAGCCATCGACGCGCTCTGGAAGGTGCCGCACGACCTGCGCGGCCTCCGCTGGTACGACGCCGTCTACTACTGCAGGGACGTCAGGGAGAAGGCTTTGGCGGCCCGTGCCGCTGCAGCTGCTCCTGGACAAGGAGCGCCCTGATGCGTTCGCCAAGCACGTTGTTGCCGGGCAGCACGCCTCCCGACTTCTGGTTGCAGAACTGCAGCCAATCGGCTGCGTCGAACGCGACCTTCGGGTGGTTGAAGGCCAGCCAGTGCACCAGCGTCTCGATGGCGTTGGCGTCGATCGTCTCTTTCATGGGCGTCCTCTTTGTTCTCGGTGGGTTGGGTCGCACCCCCAGCGTAGCGAAGCGGCGCCCGCCCTTCTTCAGCCTGGCCCGGGCCAACGGGTGGGGATCAGCCGGACAGTGCCCCGCGGTTTCAAGCCCCGCGAAAACCCCGGCAGCAGGTGAGGCGTGTCACCCGCGTTGCGGGCGGTGTTCAACGGTGCAGCGAGACCGCCGTCGAGAGCCGATTCCTCGCGCTGTGAGCCTGCAGTGGCAGCCGTCGGCAGTCGCCGGTGGAGCGTTCGCATGAGCGGTCGCGATCGCTTCACCGGCGACCTGTTCGCCGCCATTCCGCGCCCTGCGCCGGCCGTCGAAGGCGGCATGGACTACCGCGCGCGCCTCTCGCACCTGGTGAGCGAAATGCTCGCCGCGGCACACGTCGCCGGCGTCGATCGCTACGAGGTTGCGGCGCGCACCAGCCGCTTGGCCGGCAAGGAAGTGTCCAAGGCGATGCTCGATGGCTACACGAGCGAGGCCCGCGAGGCCTTCAACCTGCCGCTCTACCTCGTGCCCGCCCTGGAAGTGGCGTGCGAGTCCGTCGCGCTCAGCAACTGGCTGGCGGAAACCCGCGGCGGCCGCCTGGTGCTCGGCGCTGCAGCACTCGATGCCGAGATCGGCCGCATGGAGGCCGAACTCGATGACCAGAAGGCTCGCCTGAGCGAGCTCAAGACCCTACGGAAGAAGGTGCGGTGATGGAGAAGACGACCGTTCTTGCACGCCTCTACAACCCGGCCACCGGGGTGACGCGATTTGCAGAAGTTTCTCGCCCGGCGAATGGCGACATCGAGTCGCTGGCGCGCCCGGGCGAGGTTCTCGTCAGCTGGGTCGACTTCGCGAACGCGAAAGGCGCCTCGTCGAAGCGAATCAGAACGCCGGAACCTGCCACACCACCAGCCACGCGCTCGTCAGCTCGCCCATCCCGACAAGGCGAAAGAATCGTTCGTCGAGCTCTGCGGGCAGTAGTAGGCACTGCGTGCGTCCAAGGCCTTCTGGGCTGGCTTTCGCAGCGGCTTGAAGCGCTCGCCGCACTTGGCCGAGACGCGCCCGGAGCATTCGCCGATCTGACGGGGCCAGTCCCGACCAGATTCCGCTTTCGCGTGGATCGTCCAGCCCGGAAAGGGCCTGAGCGATTGGGCGGATGAGCGCCTCCAGCTCCTCGTCCGACATGTCCGCGTCGTCTATGTCAACCGCTGTCCCGCCAATCGCCCTCTCGATGACCCCGACCTCTTTCCGCACGTCTTCGATGCTGAAAATCGCCCAGCGGATGCCGGCGAAGTCTTCGGGCGGTTGCGGCTTCATCGCTGCTCTCCTCGGGGTAAGCCCCGAGCATAGCCGGGAGCCCCGCAATGGCTGACGGTGCCTCTCTCTCGGCGCTGGCGGCGCAGCGCTTCACGTCGGCACAGATCGCCGAGGCCCTCGGCTTGCACAAAGCTAGCGCCGAGCGCCGTGCGCTCCGCGAGTCCTGGCGTTTCACCGAGGAAGCCACGCGCGGCGGCCAGCGCCGGCTGTACGCGCTCGTCGACCTTCCCGCGCAGGTGCAGGCTGCTCTGGTGCGCAAGCACGCGCTGCAGTCGACGGTGGAGGCGCCGCCGCGCTCGCCGCGGGAGAAGGTCGCGCCGTCGGAAGCGCGCCTGCAGAGTGTGGCCGCGCGCTACGAGCGTGCGCCGACTGCTCAGAAGGCCGTCGCGATCGCGCGCAACGCCGCGCTGATCGCCGTCGAGCATCTGGTGCGCCAGGGTGCGGGCCGTATGGCCGCGCGCGAGGCCGTCGTCGCCGAGCTTCGCGCCAAGGGCGAGCGCGCGGCGTCGGTCGCCTCGCTGATGCGCTGGGAATCGCTGGTGGCCCGCGCGTCGCGCCATCACTGGGTGGCGCTGCTGCTGCCCGAGTGGTGCGGCCGCCCGTCGCTTAAGGACATTCCGGCCGACGCGTGGGACCTCTTCAAGGCGGATTACCTGCGGCCGTCCGCGCCGTCGGCCACGGGCTGCTACGAGCGCCTGCAGCGCATCGCCAAGGCGCGCGGCTGGCCGCCGCTGCCGACGCTTCGCACCTTCGAGCGCCGCATCGCGCGCGAACTGCCGCACCGGGTGCTCGTGCTGGCACGCCAGGGCGAGGACGCGCTGATGAAGCTGTACCCGGCGCAGGAGCGCGACCACGGCGTCTTCCACGCGCTCGAGGCGGTGAACAGCGACGGCCATCGCTTCGACGTGTTCGTGCGCTTCCCCAGCGGCGAGATCGGCCGTCCGACGATGGTCGGCGTGCAGGACATCTACAGCGGCAAGCTGCTCGGCTGGCGCCTGGGCGAGACGGAAACCGCCGCCGTCGCGCGGCTGGCTTTCGCCGACGTGATCCGCGACTTCGGCATCCCGGCGAGCGTCTACCTCGACAACGGTCGCGCCTTCGCCTCGAAGGACATGACCGGCGGCTTGCCCACGCGCTTCCGCTTCAAGATCAAGCCGGAAGACCCGATCGGCCTGCTGCCGCAGCTCGGGGTCGAAGTGCACTGGGTGCAGCCGTACAGCGGCCAGTCCAAGCCGATCGAGCGCGCCTGGCGCGACCTGTGCGATCGCATCGCCAAGCACCCGGCCTTCGAGGGCGCGTATACGGGCAACAAGCCGGACGCGAAGCCCGAAAACTACGGATCGCGCGCGGTCGACTGGGAGACGTTCAACCGCGTGGTGCGCGAAGAGATCGCCGCGCACAACGCGCGCCAAGGCCGCAAGGCCGCGACGTGCGCCGGCCGCAGCTTCGACGCCACCTTCGCCGAGAGCTACTCGAAGTCGGTGATCAAGCGCGCTACGGCCGAGCAGCAGCGCCTGATGCTGCTGGCCAGCGACGTGGTGACGGTCGACCGCGGCGGATCGGTGCACATCGCCGGCAACCGCTACTGGACCGAAGCGCTGGCCGGCCACATCGGCAAGAAGGTGGTGCTGCGATTCGACCCGGAGAACCTGCACGCCGGCGTGGGCGTCTACAGCCTGGGCGGCGTCTACATCGACGACGCCGAGAAGAAGAACGCCGTCGGCTTCGCCGACAAGGCCGCCGCCGGCGAGGCGAAGCGCGCGCGCACGCAGATGAAGCGCGCGGCCAAGGACATGCTGAAGGCCGAGCGCCGCCTCAGTGCAGCGCAGGTGGCCGCGCAGCTGCCCGACGTGCAGAACGCCGAGCTGCCCGCGCCGGGCGTGATCGAGGCCGTGTTCGGCCGCACGCAGCTCACGGCGAGTGCCGAGGTGCAGCCGCTGCAGCGCACCGGCACCGACGACGTCGACCACGGCGTGCTCGATGGCTTCCTCGAGCGCCTGGCGAAGCAGCGCGGCCTGCACAAGGAGGCCGAGTGATGGCCATGCCCTTCTACAACTTGACCCGCCACGCGGTCCGTGGCCCCACCGCCGTGAAGCGGCTCGCCGCCGAGCTGCTGGAGCAGAGCAACCGCCGGGAGAACGCGTCTCTCCCTTCCCTTCGTCTCACCCCGAGGTCCTTGATGTCCGAAGCGATCGATCCACCGTCCAACGTCACCCCGATCAGCGCGGCCGCGCTGGCCAACACCGCCATCGACAGCGTCGTCGACCCGGATCTGGTGCGCGAACAGGTGCGCGCCGCCATCGACGGGGACCGCGCCATCACGCAGGCCCGCGTCGCCAAGGAGAGCGGTGTCAGCGGCACCACCGTCAGCCAGTTCCTGAGCGACAGCTACCCCGGTGATCGCGCCGCGGTCGCTGCGAAGCTCGCGCGCTGGCTGGCGAGCCTGGCCGAGCGCACCAAGGCCGCCGAGCTGCCCACCGCGCCCACGTGGTTCGACACCGCGCAGACGCAGCGCATCTTGAGCACGCTGCGCTACGCGCAGCTGGCCAACGACATGGTGGTGATCTACGGCCCGGCCGGCGTCAGCAAGACGCAGAGCTGCAAGCGCTACGCGGCCACCAGCCCGAACGTGTTCGTGGTCGAGATGTCGCCGGCGCAAGCGGGCCTCACGGCGGCCTTGAAGGCCGTTTTCGAGGCCGTCGGGCTGAAAGAGGGCAGCTACACGGCGGCGCAGATGAACAAGCTGATCTGCCAGCGCCTGAAGGGCTCGGAAGGCCTGCTGGTGATCGACGAGGCCCAGCACCTCGGGCACATGGCGCTCGATCAGATCCGCAGCATCCACGACGCCACCGGCATCGGCATCGCGCTGGTCGGCAACGAGCAGGTCTACACGGTGATGACCGGCGGCACGCGCGCCGCCTACCTCGACCGCCTGTTCTCGCGCATCGGCAAGCGCCTGGCGCTCAAGGCCCCGGCCGAGGCCGACGTGGACGCGCTGATCAAGGCCTGGCGCATCGACGACGCGCACTGCCGTCAGCAGATCCGCGTGGTGGCGCAGCGCCCCGGCGCCTTGCGCGTGCTGACGAAGGTGCTGCGCCTGGCGAGCGCCAGCGCGGCCGCCGCCAACCGCCCGCTGTGCTGCGACGACGTCGCCAGCGCCATCAAGGAGCTCGGAGCGTGAGCCATGACCCTACTGACGCTGTTGCCTTTGCCCACCTGTTTGCGGCCGCACGAAGCGAACGCCGTTCGCGTCGAGCTGTACGCGATCGCCCGCGACGCGCGGCTCGAATCGGCGAACGACGAGCAGCGGCTCGCCGACCGGGTGCGCCGGGGCCTGCAAGTGCAAGCCCGGCTGCGGATTTCATCCGTGCCCCGCTGCAGGGCGCTGACCGCGGTTCGGTGACGCTGGTGCTCGACGAAACCGCCGACGGCGCCATCGCGATCGCGGTGCAGGCTACGCACGACGCCCGGCCGACCTGCGACACACCGGCCTATCGCATGGCGGTGTACCTGCTCGCGGCCTCGCGGCACCCGCCGAGCTGGAAGGCCGACGTGCCGCGCGTCGACAGCGTTGACCTGCTGCGCGAGTGCGGCGGCCGCGTCTTCCGCCTGCCCATCCGGTAACGCGCATGAACACGGCCACCCTCGACCCGATCCGCCCCGACGCCGTGCTGGCCGCGCTGGCCACGCGGCGCGGTGCGGCCAACGGCATCACCGCGCGCGACCTCGCGTTCGTGCTCACTGGCCGCGTGTGTGCGGCCGACGAGCGCCGGCTGCGCACGGCGATCGAGCACCTGCGTCGCCAGGGCGAGCCCATCTGCGCCCACCCCTCCACCGGCTACCACCTGGCCGCCAACCCCAGCGAGATGGACCGCACCTGCGAGTTCCTGCTCGGCCGCGCGATGTCGAGCCTCGAACAGATCAGCGCGATCAAGCGCGTCGCGCTGCCTGACCTCCGCGGCCAGCTGCACATGCCGCTCCCCGACACCTCTCACCCCGAGGCCACCACCGATGACCACGCTGACCGCTGAAAAGCCCACCCTTACCCCGAACAACGCCCGACTCAACGACGGCCTGCTGAACGCGATGGCCGCGCTGCACTGGCTCAACGACCACGGCCTGCGCGTGCGGAGCATTTCCGCCTCGCCGATGCACGGCCCGGTGATCGTGCTGGATGAGGCGCCGAAGCCGAGCGTGCTCGAAGGCGCGCTGAAGGCGCGTATCTGCACCGGCCTCGTCGCGCACGTCACCCGCGTGGCGACCGTGCTCGGGTGCCAGGTGGAGTGGCGCTGCAAGCAGATGCCCGGCGCGATCGCCGGCACGACCGTCGAGGTGGCGGCGTGAGCATCAGCCTCGAGATCCGTCGCGTGCTGGCGGAGTCGGACACACCGCTCTCTGTTGGCGAAATCCGCGCGCGACTCACCGTCGAGTGCCAGAACCTGCCATCTGCGCTTCGCGAACGCGTGCTGGCCGGCGAGATGATCCGGCACCACAGCACCGCGGGCCTTCGCTACTCGCTCAATCCCGATTGGTGCCCGAAGAAGAAAGGCGCCCCGCCGAAGCTGGCGAAGTCGGCCAACGTGGCGCCTCCGCCGGAGAAGGCTCCGCCCGCCAGCGGTGAGTTCGCCGTGCTGGCCGACGCCGGTCGAGCGACGGAGGCCGAGATCGACGCGTTCAACGCCCGTCCGCCGGTCGTAACGCCCAAGCCGAGCGACTTCGATCTGCACCGCCGCCTGGACGCCATCGGCACCGACCTCGCCGATGCCATCGCCGACGCCTGCGACGCCGAGCACCCTCACGGCCTGATCAAGGCCCTCGTCGTCAGCCGCGAGGCCGTGGCGCGCGCGCAGGCGGCGCTGCCGCGGTGAAGCCGACGGGCCGCCCGGCGGGTAGCGCCCTGCAGCGAGGCATGCGCTTCGCCCGCTGGGCGATGGCCAAGCCGAAGCCGCCCACCGTCGAAGAGGTCATGGCCGAGTTCGGCGTGAACCGCGCGACCGCCCGCGAATGGTGGGCGCACTGGTTGAACGTCGGGCCGCACTTCTTCAAGCCCTCTTCCCACAACGAGAACACCCAATGACCAACAAGAAGACCCGCCTCAAGTCCAGCGCCGTCGAGCACTGGGTGCCGGTCACCCGCGAGGAAGCGGCTGAAGGCATCCGCGAGCTCGGGTTCCACCAGGGCGAGCGAGCCCGACTGCAGGCCACGATGAACGACGCACTGCAGAAGGTGCGCGCCGACTTCGACGCCGACGCGCGCCCGCACGCTGAGCGCATCGAAGAATTGATGCTCGGGCTGAAGCTGTTCTGCGAAGCGCGACGCGACGAGCTGACGAAGGGCGGCCGGGTCAAGACGTTCGCCTTCGCCACCGGCGAAGTGAGCTGGCGGCTGCGGCCGACCAGCATCGTCATCCGCGGCGCGGACAAGCTGCTCGAGTGGCTGGCCGCCAACGGGCTCGAGCGGTTCATCCGCACGAAGCGCGAGCCCGACAAAGACGCGCTGGGCCGCGAGCGGGAACTCGCCGCAACGCTGCCCGGTGTGAGCCTGAGCCAGCGCGAGGACTTCATCGTCGCGCCGTTCGAGTCGAAGCTCGAGGAAGTCCAGTCGTGAACGCCCATCGCTCCCCCGATGCGGCGCGCAAGGCACGTCTGGCGCGGATCAAGATCGCCCAGAAAGCGCTCGGGCTCGACGAGGACACCTACCGCGACCTGCTCGCGCGCGTCACCGGCCTGCGCAGCTGCGCCGACATGACGGCGCAGCAGCACCACGAGGTGTTGGCCGAGTTCGTTCGCCTGGGCTTCCGCGACGAGCGCGCTGAGGCGCGCGCCGCGGCCTTCAAGGCCCGCCCGAAGAACGTCAAGGACGTGCCGCTGCTGCGCAAGGCCGAGGCGCTCTTGGCCGACGGCAAGAGGCCGTGGGCCTATGCGCACGCGATGGCGAAGCGGATGTTCAAGGTGGCCCGCGTGGAGTGGCTCAACGGCGAGCAGCTGCGCCGGCTCGTGGCCGCGCTCGAGGTCGATGCGCGGCGCCATGCGAAGGGCGAGCGCTGATGCAGCTGTGCTGCCCCACCTGCGGCACCGAGTTCCCGATCGAGGCCGGCTGGGCCGAGGCCGACGGCAAGCGCCTGGCGGCGTTGATGGCCGGCTTCGAGCCTGCAGTCGGCAAGGCCGCCGTGCAGTACATGCGCCTCTTCAAGCCGGCAAAGACTGCCCTGCGCATCCCCAAGGCCACGCGGCTGCTCGAGGAGCTTGCCGGGCTGATCGCCACCGGCCGCGTCTGCCGCGACGAGCGCGGTGGCGTTGAGCGCCCCGCCAAGCCCGCGCACTGGGCGGCCGGCATGGAGCAGATGGTTGAGCGGCGCTCTGCGCTGAGCCTGCCGCTCGACAATCACAACTACCTGCGCGCCGTGGTGTTCGGCATCGCCGACTTCGCCGATGCCGCCGCGGAGCGCGCGCGCGAGGACGCCGCGCGCAACCGCGGGGCCTCGACGCCGGCGCCGGCGACGTCGACCGCTGTTCCGCCCGACACCGAAAGCCCGCTTGAGAAGCGGCTCGCCTGGATCACCCAGCAGCTGCACTACGGCCTCATCGACGAAGCCGAGGCCGAGCGCCAGCGCGCGGCCGCACGAAACCTTCCCCGAGGTTGAGCCCATGATCGACGACACCCTGCCGCCCGACGATGGCGACCTGTTCGGCCTGCCGGATGACCCGGAAGAGCGCCGCAAGATGCTCGAGGAGGCGGCCAGCCTGCCGGAATCCGCCTGGGCGCCCCAGCTCACCGAGCTGGTGGCCTTCCTCGAAGCCTTGTTCAAGCGCCGTCGAATGGACGCCGAAGAGGCGTTCGAGCTCGCCCGGGAAGTGGTGATGGAGCAGGCTCACGCATTCGGCGGCCGCACCATGTACCTGCCGCGAGGCGACAAGCTCAGGGTGGCGCTGCGCGACGCCAAGCTCTGGCGGCGCTACAGCGGCAAGCCGGAGCAGATCGAGCAGTTCGCCCGCGAGCTCGGGCTGACGACGATCCACGTCTACACCATCATGGCCAAGCAGCGGAAGCTGCACCTTGGACGGCTGCAGGGGAGCTTGTTCCCTGACGACGCGTGAGGTCGAGCGGTTTTCCTACAGACGGCTGCTGTCCCGGCCGATAGAACGACGCTTCCAACCCCGAGGGAACGACGATGGCCATGATCAGCTGCACCGCTTGCAACGCTCAGATCGCGAAAGCCGCACCCGCTTGCCCGCATTGCGGCCAACCGAACAAGAAGTCTGAGCACCTCAGTGGCGGAACGGTGTTCTTCGTTCTGCTCGTCGCTGGCCTGGGGATCTGGTGGATGAGTGGCGGTTCCAGCGGCGAGCCGAGGAGCGTCGCGGGTACACTTGGCGCGCCAGCGATGGCTGACATCAATCGTCAGGTCATCAACGACGCGCTCGAGCAGTACCGCATCGCCGAGCGTAGCGGCGACAAGAACCAGATCTGCGTTCAAGCGGGCTTCGTCGCCGCGGCGTACATGCAGGCCAAGGACGAGGCAAACTTCCGCACATGGAACGACCGCAAGACCAAGATCTGCGGCTTCTGAGTAAGGCCCCTTAGTCCCGCCTCGCGCACACGCGAGGCCAAGCTGCTCCAGTACCGCTGGAGCAGCTCATGTCCCACCCCATCAACGCCGCCGGCGTCGCGCTGATCCGCGAGTTCGAGCAGCGGCGTCTGTTCGCTTACCCCGACCCGGGCAGCCCGCTCGCGCGCGCCACGCGACGCACGCATCGGCGCCGCTGGGGCTTCGAGAGCGCCCGCACCATCCTGCCGGAGCTGCCCCCGCACGTCGCGAACCTCTCGGGTGCGCCGTGGACTGTTGGCTGGGGCAACACGCACGGCGTGGGCCCGTTCACCGAGAACACGCCCGAGCAGGCTGAGGCCGACTTCCAGCGCCACCTGCGCGAGTTCACTGAGGACGTGCTGAGCGCGCTGACGCGCCCGGCCAACGAGAATCAGCTGGCAGCGATGGTCGCGCTGGCGTTCAACATCGGCATGGGCTGGGAGGGCGACGTCAAGCCGCGCGGCGCGCGCGACGGCTTTCGTAAGTCGACCGTCCTGCGCGCCCACAACCGCGGCGACTTCGCTGCAGCCGCGCGCGCCTTCCACCTGTGGAACAAGGCCGGCGGCAAGGAAGACCGCGGCCTCGTGCGCCGTCGCGCCGCCGAGTCAGCGCTGTACCTGCGCCCTGTGCGCGTGATCGTTCCGCTGCAGCCGCTGCAGCGGGACCGACTCGAGGCGCCGGTGTTCGAGGAGATCGACGTCGACGTCGATCTCCCGGAGCTCCTGCCGGTCGACCCGGAGTCGTCGCTGATGCGCTCGCCGATCGTCCGCGCCAGTGCAGCGGGCGGCCTCGCAGGCCTGGGTGCTGCGGCCGAAGGCGCGCGTGCCGTCGCCGACATCCGCTACAGCCTGGGCGACTGGCTGCCGTGGGCGCTCGTCATCGTCCTGCTGGTAGCGGTCGGCGTGATCGTCTACCAGCGCATCAAGCAGCGCCGCGGAGGCTGGGCATGAACCTGATCGGCACCGTCATCAACGGCCGGCTGATCGGCTGGCTCGTCGTCGCATGGGCCCTGAGCCTGGTGCTAGGTCTCGGCGGCCTCTGGTTGTACATGGACGGCTCGCGCGATGCGGCCGTGCTCGCCGCGTCGACCACCGCCACGGCCACGGCGCAGGCGGTCTGTGCCGCGACGAAGGCCGAAGACGCCAAGGCTGGCGAGCAGGCGCTTCTCGCGGCCGTGCGCGGCGCCATCAAGGCCCGCGCCGAGGCGCAGGCCGAGCTCGACGTCCGGCGCGACGCCGACGAGGCCGCGCTTCGTTCCCGCCTCGATCGCGAACGCGAACGCGCCGACGCCCTTTCCACCCGTCTTCGGAGCCACCGCAATGCGAACCCTCTTCCTGCTGCTTGGCGCCTTGATGCTGAGCGCGTGCGCCTCTTCAACGCCCTCCGTCGTGGCGGTGCCGATCCCCGAGCCGACGCCGCTCGACCCGGGCTGCCAGGCCTGCCTGGCAGCGACGTGCCCGGCGCTTCCGGAGCTGCAGCCGGACCCGGATGGGACGGCGAGCGCCGATGGGCCGCTGGCACTGGCTGGCTTGGATGGCGAGACGCAGCGGACCTGCCAAGCGGGACTGGAGCGATGCCAGACCTGCGTGCGCCGAGCGATCGGCTCGGGCGCGATTCGCTGATCGCGGAGGCGCAGTGACCGACGAGATCGACCTCTCGCAGGAGCGGACGCTGATCGCCACCGAGGCGGCGATCGCCAACCAGCTGGCGCGTCAGAAGGCCGCCGAGTCGCGCCAGCCCGCGCGCCCGGCCGACGTCAATGACGACGAGCTGCAGTGCATCGAGTGCGGTGAACCGGTCGGCGCCGAGCGCCTCAAGGCGCTGCCACGAACGCGGCGCTGCATCGAATGCGCCTCTGACGCTGAACACCCGAACTGGACCCGCCGCGCATGACCTTCGACTTGCTCCTGAAAATAGGCTCCACCGCGGCGATCGTCCTGTCGTTCGCGTTCAACCTGTACCTGTTCTTCCAGTACCGATCGGACAAGCGCTTCCAGGACATCAGCGATCGCGCCGACCGCATGGCCAAGGCGCTCGCGGAAGAGATCGCCGAGCGCCGCGAGCAGGCCGGCGAGTTTTCAAAGCAGCACGCCGTGCTCGCGGAAAAGGTGGCCGGCCTGCCGACGCACGACGACCTCTCGGAGATCCGCGAGGAGCTGACCAACCAGACCCGCACGCTGGC